GGCCGCTGTTCGCCGAGTTCGATACCCGCTATCTCACGGCGGGGTCGATGAAGGACCGTGCAGTGTGGGCAGCGGCTATGGTGCAAAACCGAATCTACACGCCGAATCAGATACGCGAGATGGACGGAGAAGACCCCATTCCCGGCGGCAATGAGTTCCCTGGTACTCCAACTCCTAACGTGGGGAAGACCAATGCAAACCCGGCATGACGACAACACGCTAGGGCGCGAGACGCGATCTTTCATGCTCGACATCCGGGCGGTCGGAGACGACGGCGCGATCGAGGGCTACGGCTCGGTGTTTGGCGTCGAAGATTCGTACGCCGACATCGTGGCGCCCGGCGCGTTCAAGGTGTCGCTTGCTCAGCACCAGGCCGAGAGCACGATGCCGGCGATGCTATGGCAACACGACTCGAACGAGCCGATCGGCGTTTGGAACAGCATCGTCGAGGACCAGCGTGGGCTACTCACGAAGGGTCAACTGGCGCTGGCTGTTCCGCGCGGAGCCCAGGCGCACTCGCTGCTCAAGATGAAAGCGATCAATGGCCTGTCCATTGGCTTTATGACCAAGGGCTACACGATCGACCCCAAGACCGGCGTTCGGACGGTCACTGAGGTTGACCTGTGGGAAGTGTCACTCGTGACGTTTCCCGCAAACGAGAAGGCGCGCGTTACCAACGTCAAAGCGGCGGCGTTGGCGATCGAGGCGCCAAAGGATGCAGAGCGAATCCTGCGCGACGCCGGATTCTCCCGCGAAGACGCGACAACTCTTGTGTCGCGTATCATGCAACTCAGCAAGGCGAGGCAGAGTGATTCTGCGGACTTGACGAGAGCAGAACGGGCGGCCATCGAGCTGCTTGCGGCACTCAAACCCAACTACTGAGGATCACTCCATGAACATCATGCACCGGGACCACCAGGCGCTTCTGCGCCGCATCGCCCTCGTCGGCGCCACTGGCATGCTGGTTTTCCAGCGCCGTGACGAGCCCACCGTCAAGTCGGTTGCCGACGCCATCGACAAGATCGGCAGCGCTTTCGCCGAGTACCAGAAGACCAACGACGCCCGCATCGAGGCGGCCACCAAGGGCGCCGGCACCGCCGAGTTGGACGCCAAGCTGGCGCGCATGGATGCCGTCATCAATGACCTGAGCGAGCAGAAGTCCAAGCTCGAAAAGCTCGATGCTAAGCTGCGCCGCCCCGGCGTGCTGTCGGGCAACTCGGCGGAGCCGGCGTCACCCGAGGAAGTCGAGCACAAGACCGCGTTCCTGAGCTGGATGCGCAGCCCATCCGACGCCGAGCGCCGGCAGAAGTTGACCGCGGCGCAGCGCGTGGTCGAAGAGAAGGCGAAGCTCGAAGGTCGTGCGGCCGCAGTCGTGACCGGCACCGGCGCGGCCGGTGGCTTCGCGTTGCCGCTGCAGATCGAGCAGCAGATCGCGTCGATCGGCCTCGACATCTCTCCGATTCGCCAGATCGCCACCGTTCGCACGGTCGGCACCCCGGACTACAAGGAACTGTTCGACCTGAACGGTTCGGGCTTCGAGTGGATTGGCGAAACCGACGTGCGCAATCAAACGAACACCTCGAACCTGGCGGAAGTCAGCCCGACCTTCGGCATGGCCTCGGCCAAGCCGCAAGCGACCGAGGAATCCATCGACGACCTGTTCTTCAACGTCGAGACATGGGTGGTCAATTCGGCGGCGGCTGCGATCGCCCAGGGTGAAGGCGCCGCGTTCGTGCTTGGCGATGGCGTCAAAAAGCCGACCGGCTTTCTCGCTGGCCCGGCCCCGGTGGTCACCGATGACACGACCCGCGCGTTCGGCACCTTGGAATACGTCGCGTCGGGTCTGGCCGCGGCCATGCCCGCGTCCTCGGACACGTTCTACGACCTCGTGTACGCCATCCGCGCCCGTTACCGTGCGAACGCCCGGTGGGTCACCGCGAAGGCGCTGCTGTCGGTCCTGCGCAAGTACAAGACCACGACAGGCGAGTACCTATGGCAGCCGGCGTTGGCGATGGCGCAGCCGGCGACCTTCATGGGCTACCCAATCACCGAGGCGGAAGACATGCCGATTGTTGCGGCCAATTCGTTCCCGCTGGCATTCGGCGACTTCCGCGAGGGGTACCTGATCGCCGATCGTGCGGGCATGCGCATCACGCGCGACGAGATCACCACGCCGGGATACGTGAAGTTCTATATCCGCAAGCGCGTGGGCGGCATCCTGCGCAACACGCAGGCGATAAAGCTGCTCAAGATCGCTCTCGCGTAATAGGCAGCACCAGCATCGCGGAGCGCCTACCCAGGCGCTCCGCTTTTCCGAGCAGCAGGGAGTCGAGCATGAAACTTCGAGTGAAAAAAGATTTCAATTGGGCGCACGGCGGCAGTCGTGTCGTTCGATACCGCGCGGGCGACACGATCGAAGTCGGCGAGCATAAGGATGGCGCCGTGCTTGCCAGTGTGGCGCTCGTCGAGGGATGGGCTGAGGACGCGGCTACGCAGAAGGCCAAGGTCGCCGCCCCGGAGAACAAGTAATCATGGGCCTGCAGCGTGCTAGCGAGCCCGGCGTCGAGCCGGTCGCCGTGGCGGACCTGAAACTGTCGCTGCGTGTCGATGGCACCGACGAGGACGCGCTGCTCGCGCTGATGATCACGACGGCGCGTATGCGCTGCGAGGAACTGACTCGGCGGTCGCTCATCACCTCGAACTGGAAGCTCACGTTGGACAGCTTCGACGACCTGTGCGAGATACCGCGGCCGCCGCTGGTCGCCGTGACGGCAATCCAGTACACCGACTCCACCGGCGTGCTGCGGACGCTCGACCCGAGCGCCTATGACGTGGACGCTACCAGCGCCCCGGCGCGAATCGAGCCGGTTGACCAGTGGCCTGGTACGGCCGCCGTGTTTGGCGCGGTGCAAGTCACGTTCTCTGCGGGCTACGGCCCGAACGCGGTAGACGTGCCGCAGACTTTGCGCCAGTGGATCACGCTTGCGGCGGGAGACTTCTACGCTCACCGCGAAGCGTGGAGCGACAACAAGTCGATGCTGCTGCCGTTCGCGGATGGCCTGCTGGACGAAGCGCGGCTGTGGCCCCGTTGATCGCCGCCGGCAAGCTCCGCCGCCGCATCGAGTTGCAGGCGATGACCAGTGGCCAAGACGCCGCGGGCCAGCCCGTGCAGACCTGGGCAACGGTGGCGACGTTGTGGAGCCAGCCTGCCGGAGACAACGGCATGCGCACGATGCGAAACGCAGTGGACGGTATCGGCGCGGAGACGAAGCGGTATAGCTTCCGCATCCGGTATCGCGAAGGGCTGAACGAGAACATGCGCGTGGTCGGCAACGGGGTCATCTATGACGTCCGGGCCGTGCGCATGGACCTGGCGGACAAAGTGTGGACTGACCTGGTATGCGAGGAACACGGCGATGGCAGCCAATGACGCCTTCTCCCTGGTTACCGACCTGCGCGATGCGCTCGCGGGGCTCGACCGGCTCAAGGGGCCGATCGCATACTCGCTTGCGCGGTCGATCGGCGTAGCTGCAGGCAAGGTGTATCGCGACGAGGCCAAACAGTTCGCCCCGGTCGGCGCGGACAAGTGGTACGGCAGCAGCACCACGCCGGGCCTGCTCAAGAGCGCGATCTACGTTGCGTTTCGGGAGAACGTATCGACGCGGCAGCAGGTGGTATACGGCGTGAGTTGGAACGCGAAGAAAGCGCCGCACGGGCATTGGGCCGAGTTCGGGCATGTCCAGCGGTTCGAGGTGCGCACAGACCCAGGCGGCGAGTGGTTCACCACGAAGATTCCGTTGGACAAGCCCCGCCACATTGCAGCTACGCCGTTTCTGCGGCCGGCCTATGAAGGCTCAGGCGCTCGTGCGGCCGCTGCGGCGCTGGACCGGGCCAAGGTCCGTTACCCCGAGTTGCTGCGCGATGCCTACCAGCCAGCCGACGAGGAGCTTGTGTGACTATCGAGGCATCTATTTTTGCGCTGTTGTCCCCTCTGGTTACGGGACGCTGCTATCCTGACGTGGTGCCAGACTTGACGGCGTTGCCGGCTCTGGCGTACCAAGGCGTCGGCGGCAGTGTCGTTGAGTTCGCCGAGGGGGGCATCGCGAGCAAAGAGAACATGCGGTTGCAGGTGGTGGTGTGGTCGAAAACACGACTCGAAGCCAGTACCATCATCCGGCAGGTGCGCGCGGCGCTTATCGGCAGCGCGTTCCAAGTGACCACGTATGGCGCCCCGGTGTGGCTCCATGACGAGGCGTTGCAGATCAGCGGGGCTCGACAAGACTTTAGCCTTTGGTACTCACCTTGACCACGGAGTAAGCAAAAATGTCCATCTCTCTCCCAAATGGTTCCACTGTCGCCGGCGCCTCGGGGTATGCTGCTGCCGACATCGTTACCGGCATCACGAACGCTGCTGCCCCCCTTGCTTCTGCGGTCGCCCACGGGCTCGCTGTGGGCGATTACGTCGAGGTCACGTCGGGCTGGCCGCGTCTCAACGGAAAAGTCGTTCGAGTCGCTACTGTTCCCTCTGTTGACACGTTCACCCTCGACGGTATCGATACCACGAACACGACGATTTACCCCGCGGGCAACGGTGGCGGTTCGGTGCGCAAGATCACCGGCTGGACGCAGATTCAGCAGATTCTCTCGTCCAGTTCCTCGGGCGGCGACCAGCAGTTCTACGACTACCAGTTGCTCGAATCGGACCAGCAAGCCCGCATTCCCACTGTGAAGAACGCGGCGGGCTGGGCGCTGGAACTCGCCGATGACCCGTCCCTCGCGGGCTACCAGTGGGCCAGCGCGGCCAACGATGATCGCGCGCCGCGCGCGGTGAAGATCACCCTGGCGAACGGCTCGATCATCACCTACTCGGCCTACGTGTCGCTCAACAAGATTCCGAGCCTCACGGTCAATCAGGCGATGGCGGTCAGCATGACGCTCTCGTTCCTGAATGAGCCCGTCCGCTACGTCAGCTAAGGGAATCCCCCATGTTCAAGATCAAAGCAGACCCCACGTTCGAGGCGGCAATCACGATCGTGGGGCAAGGCCGCGAGCAGAAGCTCAATGTCGTGTTTCGCCACAAGAAACGGAGCGAGTACATGGCGCTGCTGGAACGCCTCAAGAGCGACGAGGCTTCGTCCGCAGAGGTCATCCTCGCAGTCGTCGAGTCGTGGGATGCCGACGCGCCGTTGACGGCGGCCAGCATCGCCGAGTTGCAGGACGAGCAGCCCGGCGTCGATTGGGCCATCGTGCAGACCTATGGCGAAGCGCTGGCGGTAGCCCGCAAGGGAAACTGATCGCGGGGGTGAAGGCTCTCTACTGGCAAGCCCCAAAGGCCGAGGATGTACGGGCGATGGGGCTTTCCCTTGAGGACTTTCCGCCCCCGGCCAACGTCCAGGTGTGGGCGGAGAACTGGCCGCCTTTGCAACTGTACCTGCGCAACAAGACTCAATGGCGCGTCGGCGCCGGGGGGCCGGTCGGCCTTGATTACCAAGTGCTGTACCATGACCTCGATCGCCGGGGTGTGACGGGCGAGGACTTCGACGACGTGATGGACGCGATTCGGGTCATCGAGTCCACGGTGCTGAGCCTGCATGACGGGGGTGGTGTGTGAGCGAGGAAGTCATCGGCGTTGCGAGGATCAATGTCGTCACCGACACCGCGACGATGGAAACCGGCGTTGACCGCGCGAAGCGAGCGCTAGCCAACCTCGGCGAAGAAGCCAGCAAACAGTTTGACGGCGCTAACATCCAGGTCAAGAAGCTGGCCGAAACTCTCGTTCGCCAGACTGATCTAGTCGGCAAGACGCGCCTGGAACAGATCGCGTACAACGCGCAGCTTAAAATCGGCGGCCAGCTTGGCCAAGAGATCGCCGATCGGGCGATTCAGCAGCAAAAAGATCAGCAGGCGGCGATCGAGGCCACGGCGCAGGCGGAGCTTCGCGCGCAGCAGGCCCGAGAGACCGCGGCGTCGGCGGCGCGGGATGCAGACGCAGCGAGCAAGGCGCGGCTCGCGCAGCGCCGCGCGGAAGCCACAGAAGCTTTCTCCGGCCCGAGTCTCGCGCAGCAGCGGGCAGAGG